AATGTACTCTGAACTTATAGGAAACTATAAGAAGTATAGGATAAAGAGCCTATACGATAACAAAATGTATGCAAATTGTACAAGCGTTAGCAGGGTATACAATGGGTGAGGCTGATATTCTTAGACGTATTATTGGTCGTAAAGAATTAGATAAAATTAATACAGCTGTAGATGAATTTGTAAAACGTGCAGGTGAAAAAGGTATCAGTGAAGATGTAATTAGACCTATTGCAGAACAAATGATTGCTTGTGGTTCTTATGTATTTAACAGAGGTCATAGTGCAGCATATGGTTTAACTGCATGGAGATGTGCTTATTTAAAAGCTCATTACCCAGAAGCGTATTATGCATCTATTCTTGATATGAATTTTGGAGATAAAGAAAAACTATCAGTATTTATTAATGATGCTAAAAAGCATGGTATTAATATTATACCACCTGATATATATGGTGATATAACTTGTACTACTGGTAAGAATGTTGTGTGTTTAGGGTTAGGTGCTATAGCAGGATGTAGTAATTTACACGCATTTAAACTTGAGCGTGGTAAAGCATTTTTAGAACTCAACCAAACAATGAACATGACACAACTCAAAGGTTTAATTTATAGTGGTGCTATTGATGATGGTGGTGATAGAAATGATTACATGCAATACATAAAATGGTTGAAAGACAAACGTAAATCTAAAGGTGAATACGTATTTGATGCAAATCATAAAGATAACCTTAGTAAAGGTGCAATGGAATTATCTGTATTAGGTTATACATTCCATAGTATTTTTGATGAATACGATACAAGTATTTGCGTAGGAAATGTTAAACCAGCTATTATCTTATCTGTTACAGCACGGAAAACTAAGAAAGGTAAACCATATGCGTTCTTAACGGTGCAAACACCTACAGGCGTAGAAAAATTAGTAACCTTTGAGGTTGATTTTACTATGTTTGTTAAAGGAAATGTATACGCACTACGAATTAGGGACGGTGTGGTGGTCGATGCCTGCTCAGTGAACCGCTTGACAGCCTGAGCATGGGGTGGTAGACTGAGGTTGTCCACGAGGGGATAGCCTCCCCGAACATTTATTTTATTCAAGAAAGGATAATACTATGAAAGAAAAAACAGTAGAACAAATCTTTGAAGAATTAAGAGAACCTTTCCCGCCACAGGATATTCAATGGCGAATTGGACAGAAATCTAAAGACGGTAAGAAAGCTATGGTATTACCATACGTAACTAATCGTGCGATTATGGAGCGTCTTGACCAAGTCGTTGGTGTTGGTAATTGGTACCCAGAATTCAGACCGGTAGATGCTGGTGGTGAACATGGTATGATTTGCCGATTAACTATCGTTATTAATCTTGGTGATGATTTAGGTTGGCGTACATTAACACGTGAAGATGGTGCAAGTAATACTAAGATTGAACCTATTAAAGGTGGTATTTCTGATAGTATGAAACGTGCGGCTGTACAATTTGGTATTGGTCGTTATTTATATAATTTAAAAGAAAGTTGGGTTACACTTGGAGACTATAATCGGTTTGACCCTCCTAATTTGCCTATTTGGGCTTTACCTAAAGGTTTCGCAGGGGCACAAGTACAAGGCACGGACGTTGAGTTGTATGACTCAAGAGAAACAAGTACGGCTACATCTGCTACGACATTTACACAAGGTAAATATGCGAATAAAGCGATTTCTGAAGTAAGTGATATACATTATTTGCGTTGGGTAGTAGAACAATCTAAGTTTAGTGCAGATACTAAGAAAGCGTGTCAAGAAAGATTAGGTGAATTAAATGGTTAAGGAATTAACTATTGATTTAGATATTCTACATACTCATAGATTGTCTATGGCATTAGTTCATGCTTTCATTCGTAAAGAAGCTGATGAGCGTGGGTATGTAATGGCTGGCAAAAAATTTATCAAAATAACTTGTGATGAAATCGCAGATGGTATTAATCTAAATAGGTTTACAGTGTGGCGTGCTCTTTCGTCATTAGTTGAACATGGTTATGTTGAACGCATTAAACTTAAAGGCTCACGTTATATTTCTTATGCGGTGATATAATGACAAAGAAGTTTAACATTTTTGATAGAATAACTAGGTTATATATGGAAAAATGTTCTACTGAACCTATATTTGTTAATAGGAGGTTCAATCCCTCCTATTTCAAATTAAGGGCTCATTTCTATAAGCAAGATGAAAATACTCTTGAAAAGTTATTACGTTATTTAGAAGATAAACCAAAGAAAAGCATTATGACACTTACAGAAGTATATCAAGATGCTGAACAATATAGGTTGTATCGTATTAAAAAACATAACGAAAAAGAAATGAAATCGGTAAAATTAGAACGTGCTGACACTTATAGCTTAGATGATGTATTAAATTTATGAGGTGTATATGAATATTACGGAAACTATAATCCAACAAGTGGATATTATAGATTTCATTGGTAAATATACTAACCTGCACCAGAGTGGTCGATACTGGAAAGGTAAATGTCCTTTACATGAAAGTGATGATACGTCAGAAACATTAGTGGTATTCCCTGATACTAATTCATTCTATTGTTTTAGTTGTGAATGTGGTGGCTCTGTAATTAATTTCTTATCTGATAAAGAAAAAGTTAGTTATCGTGCAGCTACAGAAATACTAGCCAAAGAATGTAATATTAGTTTAAAGGATAACAAAGAATATCAATTAGAAGCTAGTGAAGAAATGCGTTTTACTAGAGAAGCTGATATGTATCACAAAAATGTTGGTGCCATTGGTGAATATCTAACCAAGCGTGGTTTAACTAATAGTACCATTAATGACTTTAATTTAGGGTTCCATTCTGATTGTCTAACAATTCCATTACGTAATGAACATGGTCAATATGTCAGTATGGCAATTAGACAATTTAATAAAAAGCCTAAATATAAGAATACTCCTAACAGTATTCTATATAAGAAGTCCTCTTTCTTGTTTAATCTTGATTTAGCTAGAAAGAAAATCAAAGATAGATTATACGTATGTGAAGGTTATATGGATGCTATGAGTGGTCATCAAATGGGTGAACCTACTGTAGCGTATTGTGGTAGCGAATTACATAGAGACCAGATTAGAAAACTAGCAGGCTTTATTCGTAAAGAAATTACGATTGTAATATGTCCTGATAATGATGAAGCTGGTGTAAAACATTTACCACGTACTAGAGACCATTTCCAGTCTATGTTACCAAAGGCTAGTATACGTGTATTAATTATGCCTGAAGAATGTAAAGATATTAATGATTTACTATGTGCAGGTTATGAATTAGCTGATTTACCTACAGAGCATATTGATATTTTTGTTATCAAACAACTTGTAAAACGATATAAAACTATTGAAGAACAATATGTAGTTGCAGAGTCGTTCCTTAAAACAATACGTTCTCCTATGATTAGAGCCGAAGCTATTCAAGCATTAGGCGAAATTTGGAACCGTGATGTATCTGACTTGAAAGCATACTTTGATAGTGGTGTATCATCTGAACAAGATTTATTAGAAACATTACACGATGCTTCTAGTAGTCTTAATCAATTAAGAGATATTTATAAACGTGGTACATATCCAACGCATTTCCAATTATTAGATAACTGTATTGGTGGTGTATCAAAAGGACAAGTATTCTTAATTGGTGCGTATTCATCTAGTGGTAAATCTGATATTGCTATTGAGTATATCTTACGACAGATAGTCCAGAATAAAGCTAACGTAGTATTCTTTAGTTTAGAAATGCCACGTGGTAAAATTATGGAACGTATCGTATGTAAAATACTGAAAAAACGTATATCAGAAGTTAAAGAATTGATTATACAAGGAGACCCTTTGGTCAATCAAGTACTTGACAAAATAGGTAAAAAGTTATATATTGTAGATGAGAACAATTTATCTATGCATGATATTGAGCGTTATATTAATACAATTAACACTCGTAATATTATGGAGGGTGGAGTTGATGTTATCGTTGTTGACTACTTTACCTATTTAAAAGGTGCAGGTGATTACGATGGTGCAAGTGAACAAGCCTTGATGATGAAAGGTATTGCAAAGCGATACAATGTGATTTTTACAATGCTATCACAACTTAATCGTAGTGGTAATACGTATGAAGAACCTACAATGAACCAATTAAGAATGACTGGCGATTTGGAAGCATCTGCTGATTATATCCTGATGATATGGAGACCTGATAGGGCACCAAACTTATCGTTAGAGAAACAGCAAGAACTTCGTAATATTACACGATGTAAAGTAGAGAAAGCACGTGATGGTATGAGCGGTCCACCAATGTTTGAACTAAAGTACAATGTAGAGACTTGTAGATTAGAAGAAGTGTTGACAACTGATTAATAATATGTTATTATATATAATATAAGGAGGCTATTATGAAAGATGTAAAATCAATTCAAGAAGAATATCAAGACAAACAATACAAAAGAACTTTTGATGGTAAGGATTATGGTCCGACAGGTTCACAGTTAGAATGGATGCGTCGCAACAATCGTAATTATATTGATTTTAATTGTCGCTCTGTATTTGGTCCACCTGATTTTGAATATTAGAATAGAGGTGATAATATGACAGTCAGACAGTTAATCAACGAATTGATGGAATACCCATTAGATATGGTAGTGCAAGTTGAAATTTATAATGATGGGAAACCTTTACGAAGTTCTGTTGCTGATACATATCGTGATTATATGCGTGAGGAATATCCTTACGTTGCAAGAGAACACTGTGTTTTAATATATGGAGATGATGTATAATGCATACGCATATATTTAAAAGAACGATGGCAGATGACAATATTAATGAACTAAAACGGGCTTTGAAAGACCCATTAATGTTTATTGATTATCCAATTAGCTTTGCTAAAGAGGTTGGCGAGTATATAACTAATGACAATGATAACTGGTCTACTTATATCACAAAGGTATTTGAGTGTAATGATGGTCGCATTATTCTTGTAGAATATAGCCATGTTATTGGTCATATAGGACCTCAAAATATTAAAGTATATTTTTATAAAGAGGATAAAGATGCCATACACACTATATAAATGCCCTGATGGCGAATTAACAAATATAAAAGATTGCCTTTCTAGGTGTAGATTATGCGGTGAATATGATAGTAATGGAGAGCCTTGGGTACCTGCTGGTAGGTGTATGAGTTTACAAACATTACGTGCTATTTCAGAGCAACGCAAATGGACAGGTAAACCATCCACTACTCAGTTATTAAAAGGTACACGTGAAGTATTCTTAGAACTCACTAAATTCTATCATATTAGTCCAAAGGACTCTGTATTCATGTTATTTGGTACAGAAGTACATGGTGGCTTAGAAAGTCATATTGGCAACGAACATGGTGAAGTTGCAGAAATACGTATCGAAGATGATTATTCAACTGGTGCATTTGATTATTACACACCTGAAAATGGTGGGACATTAGTTGACACTAAAACTTATGGTAGTTATAAAGCAGCTCACACTCTTGGATATTATATGAAAAGAGAAGAGACTGATTATATCTATAAATCTGGTGCTAAGAAAGGTCAGAAGAAAACAGTTAATGTTTTATACAAAGATGGTCCACATTTAAGATTTGACTTAGCAGTACAGCTAAATGATTATCGTATGAAAATCGAAAAGAAACTCGGTTTACCAGTAGCTAATATGTGCTGTCAAATCTTAGTGCGTGACGGTAATACTCATGTAGCAACTAGCCGTGGTATTACAGAACCAAGTTATTTAGTCCCGATTAATAAAATCTCAGATATTTGGGTCGAAAGATATATGAGAAAGAAAAGTCAGGATTTAATATATGCGTTAGAACATAACGTATTACCTCCTCCATGTAGACATAGAGAAACATGGGGTGGTAGAAAATGTAAAGATTATTGTAATGTATGGAATTTTTGTGAAGAAGGAAGGAAAGCACATGGAATTCAGTAAAGGTTATTTAAAAGTAGTTACAAACAAAACAGGTTATGAAGTTGATATTGATGGTATTACCCCTCAAGAATTAACAGTAATTTATTCTAATATTATTGCAAAACACTTTGGTGTAAGTGCAGAAACATTTATGGACGTAATGCTCACTCACCTAGAAAAAACACTTGATGATATTGAAAGTGAACCAGTATATGAAGACCCTAATGAAGCTGGCTATGATGCATTCACTGGAGAACCTATCGAAGATGATGATTTTGAATGTGATTGTGAGCTAGGTATTTGTTATGATACAAATGGCGATGAAGTTGCATTTGAAGATTTGCCTGATGAAGTGCAAGCGATGTTATTAGCAGTAGCTAAGGAGCTATAATGGAAACCAAAGATTTTACTAATAAACTTAATACGATTATCGACCTATTCGTAAAGAAGAGTGAACAATACTCTGACGGCAAAGATATTTTATCTGCTTTCCGTAAAGCTGGTTTAGTTCACGGTGATGGTAGTGTAAAATCTATGTTTGACGCTATGTTAGTTTATAAAGGTAAACATGATTTAGCATTAGCTGAACATGGACTTGACCTACCTGATGCACAAGAACGATTACATGATATTATTGTTTATTGCGTATTAGGGAGTTTAATGATTGACGAAATGCGAAGTAAAGACCAATTGCAAAGTTCCAAAGGATAGTTGTTGGTATTGCGATAACTATAATTTGTATCAACCTAAAAACCCTAATATTTTATCACCTCGTCAAGAACAACAAAAACTTGAATACAAGTTAGCAAAAAAGGTTAAGAAGCAGACTACAGCAAGTAAGAGAGGAAAAGCTAACCGTCGTAACGGTAGAAAAGCAGAAAATGATTTGCTTAAATATTTACAATCTCTACATCTTACAGTACATGCGGTACCTGCTTCTGGTGCCTTTAAACTAACAAATGCTATTAAAGGCTACGGAGATAGTGAAATAGCTAAGCGTATGTCAGGTGATTTAAAATGGGATATCGGTGATAAAATATATACCATTGAAAGTAAACGTGATGTAAATACAGATGGATTATATAAGAAAGCTGAAGATGGTCCTATTCATTATATAGGCTTTGCTTATATGTTGCGTCAAGATTTATTTGAAGCGTTAATTAATAAGGTAGAGTTTGGTGATGCAATTCCTAAAGAACCTAAAGGTCTTAAAAAAATTGAAAAATATTTTAATCAGGATAATAGTGATATGGTTGTAATTAGTAGACCGTATCTACCTAGATTATTTTTTATTAAAGAGGAGTTATACGATGCCATCAAAAGAGAAACAGTACTTTAATATTACACTAAATGACGATATTGTAAGTTTTGACACGAATATCAAAAACGCTGGTATTTTGATGAAAGTAATTGCATCCACAAATGCGGCTACTATTGATATTGTAAATCGTGCTACTAATCGTGATGATGCAGCTGAAATTTTAGTAAGTGAAACATTGGATGCATTAGAAGAAATGATTAAAAAAGGTGGTGAAGCTGATGAAAGTAATTAATGAAACATTTGATAAAATCCTAGATTGCCAATCCATCTTTATCTCTGCTGTGTATGATGATGAAGACAAAAACCTTGTGTTAGGTTATAATGTTAAAGGTTCTTTAGCTAATGGGCGTACAGAAGTAATTGCTAAATTTACAAGCAAAGAAGAGGCTAAATCTCTTATCCAACATTTAACTGTTGATTTGCAAGTATGTACACGACCTAGTTATTTTAAAGAAAGACCGCAGGCGTAATCATGGTGCAATACGAAGACATTAAAGAATTATCTGATGAAATTAGTGATATGTATAAAACACTACAAGATAATGATGCTGACACTGCATTTTATTTAATGAAAGAGTCATCCCTTTTGTTACCTAGCTTTGAAGAATTATCTCATGAGTTACTTAAATTATTAAGTAATTTAGAAAAGACTGCTAAAGCTACACAAGCTAAAGTAAGTAGAGAAAGTTCTAATAAGGTAACAGAGGGAGACCGTATTGCTATATCTGACCCAGTTGTATTAGATGTATGGAAGAATTACGCTGACGTGCAATACAAACAACGGTTAGTACAAACACAAATTGACTTTTTGAAACGTATTTATTTTGACTGTAAACTTGTATATGAAAATGTATGTAGACAAAATCGGTCAGTAGTTGGAGAAAAGTTGGTGGGTAGAGCATGACGCAAAGAGAATACGATTATATAAGTTCCTGTTATGAAGTACCTTTTATTCAGTTTTGTATGGAAGAAGCAACTAAACTTCATATTATTACAGGACAAAAGGTTCACTTAATGTGTGATGCTGTACAAATGCAAGCATTAGTATTAACATATGATGGGCAGGTGTTAGGCAAATATGAGTTCTAAAAATAGAGAAATTAAACTAGGCACACATATTAATACACCTGATGGTGAGATACGTATTGGTCTAGTAAAATATGACCCAAAGAAAGATGAATATTTTTATTCTGTATTTGGTAGTAAATCTAAGTGGTATCATGAAAAGGATGTAACAATATGCGAAAAACAACCGAAACTACGAAAGAAAAAATCATTAACTTCTGGAAAGAAAATAAAGAAGTCTTAGGTGAATTTATTGCTATTTTTGCCTTTGGTTTATTGTCATTACTTCTTTCTATTATTAATTTAGACCAACCACACGGCATTCAGATTATGTTGTGTATTATTTTATTTAATACATTGTGGGCTCAATTCCACGCTCAACGTGCATATTATGCTTTAAAAGAAATGAAAGAACAGGAGAAAAAGAAATAATGTTAATTGCACAAGAAGAAAATGTAGTAAGATTATTACGACAAATGAAAGACCTAGGTTTTGAAAGTTTTATTATCTTAGATGGTAATGTGAATATTTTTGGTTCTAATGTAGAAGGGCAGATTATCCATTTACCTAAAATTATCATGACTACTCTGTGTACTTTTTTATTACGACATAAGCCACCATATACAATTTCTAAAATTATTGCTGATATTGAACATGATGTTGTTGGTCCTGATAAAGGGTTTAAGTGGTTTGATTGTGTGCATAAACCAAATAAACTTCGTTTCCGTGAAAGTAAACTTGGTGAAATGGTATTCACATTAAATGGTGTTGTACGTTGTAATAAAGGTGATAAAATTATCATTGGCGTAAATGGTGAACAATATCCATGTGATAAAGAAATCTTTAAGTTGTTATATGACGAGGTGTAATATGCAAGTAATTAAACGTGATGGAACACGGCAAGAATATTTAGGTTCTAAAATTGAAAAAGCCGTAGAGAAAGCAATGTTCGCTACGTATATGGTAATGGAACCTACTATGTTGGCAGAACCATTCCAAGTATCTTTACATGTTTGGGATGTTATCAAAGATTTGAAACGTGATGTATCTATTAGTGAATTAGAAAAAATCATCTATCGTAAATTGAATAATGATGGATATTCTGACGCCGCTATTAATTACATCGAATACAAAACAAAACGTGATATTGCACGTAGTAAACATAAACTCACTCAAGAGTTCTTAGATAAATACCCTGATTATCCAGAAGAAATGGATGAATTGGCTAAGTTTGTTTATATTCGTACATACTCTCGTTGGTTGCCAGATAAGAATAGACGTGAAACGTGGAAAGAAACTTGTGCTCGTGCTATTAATGGCAACTGTTCCTATTTACCTACAGAAGATGGTGAGCCTGAAAAACTATTCGATAATATGTTTAATTTACGTCAACGTGTTTCTGGGCGTATGTTATGGATGGGTGGTACTGAAGCATTAGATAAAACTCCATTGGCGGCATATAATTGTTCTGGTATGGTAATGGACAGTATTGAAGCGTTCCAAGAATTGTTCTACCTACTTATGGTGGGTACTGGTGTTGGTTGCCGTGTATTAAAAGAAGATATTGCAAAACTTCCTAAGTTTGATATAACTAAAAAGTTATATCATGTAAAAACACCTGTTCCTCAAGGGACATTATTAGAACATACTAAAATATCTAATTACGGTCATAGCGTTATTATCACAGTAGGTGATAGTAAAGAAGGTTGGTGTGAAGCATTAACTGCGTATCTAATTACTATGGCTGATGATGTAACTAAATCTATTTCTATTGATTACAGTTATATCAGACCTCAAGGTGCTCCTCTTAAAACATTCGGTGGTTATGCAAGTGGTTACAAATCTTTACAAGAAATGTTTGAAAAACTACATAAAATTATTGTTAAAGAAAGTACGGATGGTAAATTACGACCATTAAATGTAGCTGATATGTGTAATATCATTGGTCAAAACGTAGTAGCAGGTGGCACACGCAGAACAGCAGAGCTTATTCTATTTAGCCCTGATGATGAAGAAATGCTACACGCCAAGGAAAACTTAGACCCAGAACATTATTTCCGTTATATGTCTAACAACTCCATGTTCCTAGAAGAAAAACCTAGTAAAGAAGAATTGCGTAAATTAATGCTATCTATTAAGGAAACGGGTGAGCCTAAACGAAGCTGGGCTCGTTAAAATTTTTGAATTGCTGGGAGTCCCTGAGAGCCTTAATACCACAACGTAATTGATAACGATAAGCGTGATGGTTTTAAAAAGTTTAAGGATTGGGTAATCAGCAGCTAAGACCCAATTTGTATATCTGAGGTGAATATGGATATACAAGCATATATAATGAACAATTATGGTTTAACAACTAAAAGTACCAAAGAAATGAGTGCCGATACTGGGTATACAGAAGCATCACTAAGGACATTGGCATGTAGACTTGGTATTAAGCGAAATAGTGTATTCCAATGTTTTAACGATGAAATATGGAAATCATTATCTATAGTAGGATTATCTCAATACTATATATCGAATTACGGTCGAATAAGAAGTAATAAACAGCTAATAAAACAACAGCCACATCATCAAACGTCATATATGCAAGTATCATTAAAAAATGATAAAAAGATTAAAAAGACATATTTAGTACATAAATTAGAAATGATTGCTTTTTATGGTGATAGTGACTTAGAAATAGACCATATAGATAGAGATAAACAAAATAATCGCTTAAATAATTTGCGTTATGTAACACGTTCTGAAAATATTAATAATGCTAAAAATCCTACAATAGCATATTTATTAACAGATGAAGATGTACATGATATTTGCTATAAGTTAGTAAATGGCATGAGTATATCGCAGATTGTTAAATCAAATGAAAATTATACTAAAGCAAAAGTTGAAAAAATTAAACAAAAACAAACACATTTAAAAATTTCAAGTTTATATTTTTAAATACAAATTGGGTAAAGTTCAACGACTATCCCTTATGGGAGTAGGGCACAAGCCTATGGTGTCCGAAGTGGAAATGAAAGTGATATAGTCTAAACTTGTATGAAAGTACAAGAAGTTCATAAGAGAACTGGGCGGTACTTGCGACACCGCCTGAATATATTGGGATTTGTGAATGTGAAAGCGGCTAAAGAACGTAGACCAGATTTTGCTATTGTTAACCCATGCTGTGAAATTATGTTAACAAATAAAGCTGTGTGCAACCTTACAAATATCAACGTATCTAAATTTATTGACGAACGTGGTAATGTAATGATACCTCAACTCAAAGAGGCATGTAAATTATCTGCTCGTGCTTGTTACCGTTTAACAGAACCTGAATTAGAAATTCCTAGCTGGTCTGAAATTCATCGTAGAGATAGATTAATTGGTTGTTCTATTACAGGTTGGC